CAAAACGTAGTGCTTCTCGTAAACCAGCTAACCCTAAAAAGGATGAAACCTATGTGACCCGTACTGGGATGACAATGGTCTGGACTGGTAAAAACTGGAAACAAAAAACTAAGTAAGACCAATCCACTAACGAATAAATATACCGCCCCCGCAAGGGGGCTTTTTTTATGCCCGCACATATTCTTAAGCAAGCAGCGAAAGCTGTATTTAGAAATGCTGATGAAATAGCGCCTGCTGTTGCCAAGAAAGCAGCAAAGAAAGCACCAAAACCACCACCGCGTGTTTTAAAGAAAGCAGCCTATGAAGGTACAGCCGGTGGTCACTCAGGCTTTGGTCGGTTTAAAGCTGACATGGCAGTATCTGATGACAAACGAAAAGGGTTACAAAAACCTCTGTTTCGTGATGACGCTGGTGATTTAAATTATCACCAATCAAATGGTAAGACTAAAAGTCAGTTTCGTAATCGCGATACTAAACAACAGGAGGTTCTTGATCGTAGTAAAAAAGGTTCTATCCAAACTAAACAAGAAGTTCAAGGCACTTTTTTAAAAGATAGGCCACAGATTGCTGATACAGAAGCACACCATATTGCGCCTATCAAGTCTCTTGCTTTTCTTTTTGATGGTCTTAATGAGGCTGATCGTCTTAAGATGATTGATCACTTTGAGAGGCGTGGTGTCTACATTGGTAATGATCCTCGTAATGCAGCCCATTTATCCGGCTCTATTCATACCTCAGTGCACGATTCATACGTCAAGAAAGCAATCCTGAAATACGACCACGCATCACTTGAAGGTATGTCACTTAAGGACCGGCTTAAATTTGCTAACGTAATTCTTCAAGAAATTAAAGAAGCAAAAAAAGTTATCGATCAACATAATGAGGTTTGGATGTCTCATAGTCAATTCGGTAAAAGCGTAGACCGTGTTACACGCCCCGAACTAGCTATCTATGAGTGATCTTAATCTCTTACAAAGCGACTTTAAGTTATTCCTGCAAGCACTCTGGCGTCAATTAGACCTACCTTCACCTACACGTGCTCAATACGCTATTGCTGACTACATTCAACATGGTCCTAAGCGTTTACAAATTCAAGCATTCCGTGGTGTAGGTAAATCTTGGATTACAGGTGCTTTTGTTCTTTGGACGTTATTCAATGATCCGGAAAAGAAGATCATGATTATCTCCGCGTCTAAAGAACGTGCAGACAACATGTCCATCTTCTTACAAAAACTGATCATAGAAACACCATGGCTAAAGCATTTGCAACCCAAGTCAGACGATTCCAGATGGGCGCGAATAAGTTTCGACGTAAACTGTTCTCCTCACCAAGCCCCAAGCGTCAAAAGCGTCGGAATCACTGGTCAGCTCACCGGTTCTCGCGCCGACTTAATGATCCTGGACGACATCGAGGTTCCAGGAAATTCTATGACAGAACTCATGCGGGAAAAACTCCTGCAGTTATGCACTGAAGCAGAGTCAATCCTTACTCCTAAAAAAGATAGTAGGATCCTTTACCTCGGTACTCCACAAACTACATTCACGATCTATAGAAAACTAGCTGAACGTAACTACAGACCATTCGTATGGCCCTCACGTTACCCTCGTGATAAAGCAAACTACGAAGGTCTTCTAGCAGAAGCATTACAAGAAGACATCGATAACGGTGCTACACCCTGGGATGTAACTGATCCTGATCGTTTTGATAATGATGATCTCCTAGAACGTGAAGCTTCTATGGGTCGTAGCAACTTCATGTTGCAATTCCAACTAGATACAACCCTTAGTGATGCAGAAAAGTTCCCTCTTAAATGTTCCGATCTTGTCATTACTAGCGTCAACCCTACTACTGCTCCCGATGCAGTTGTCTGGTGCTCCGACCCCCAAAACGTTATCAAAGACCTACCCACAGTCGGTCTCCCAGGAGATTATTTTTACTCTCCGATGCAGCTCGTGGGGGAATGGACACCTTACACAGAAACAATATGCTCGGTTGATCCGTCGGGTCGAGGAACGGACGAGACTACCGCAGCATTCATATCTCAGAAAAACGGTTTCCTCTACTTGCATGAAATGCGTGCAATGTAACTAAGCTCGTTATTGAAACAAACTTTGGTGATGGTATGGTTCAAGAACTATTCCGTAAACACCTACAGCAAACAAAACAAGCAATAGATATTGAAGAAGTACGAGCTAACGTCCGTAAAGAAGACCGTATTATTGATAGCCTCGAACCTGTCCTTAACCAACACCGTCTAATCGTTGACCGTAAAGTTATTGAATGGGACTTCAAATCTAACCCTGATGAAGCTCCTGAAAATAGACTCATGTACATGCTCTTCTATCAGATGAGTAGAATGTGTCGTGAAAAAGGCGCAGTTAAACATGATGACAGAATTGACTGTCTTGCTCAAGGTGTTAAGTACTTCACAGATGCATTAGCAATCTCTGCTTACGAAGCTGTTAAAGATCGTAAGCGTGATGATTGGAATGACATGATGAATGAATGGCTTGATGATCCTGAAGCTGCAGCCTCTCACCTAGCTTTTGGAATGAACTTAGAACAAAGACAAAAAGCTAGAATGTTAGCTGGTAAAAAAGTAGTTCCCACCTGGGTTTAGGACCGATGTGGGACGTATACAGGGAGAGGGAAGGGTGGACCCGACCCCTGTAGGAAGGAAGACAGTCATTAACATGACTCCTTCCTTCTTTATTAATATCCTCTTGAATGGATATTCTGTAAGAACTACTAACACCCAACGACATAATCTTTTCTCTAATCGTCTAACTACTGGTTGATCTAATTCAACTCTTATTGTTTATACTTATCAACATATGATTACTAACCACCAAGTAAAGCATATACATTCAACACATGAAGGTGATGATCTCGTAGCTTATATGGCTAGAGTATCTAACCCTAAGAATCAAAATAATTCTGCTACAGCTCCTAAGCTGATTCAATACCTCATTAAACATAAACATTGGTCTCCATTTGAGATGGTGTCTATGTGCGTAGAAATAGAGACTACCCGAAGTGTAGCTGCTCAAATACTCCGTCATAGATCCTTCTCTTTCCAAGAGTTTTCTCAACGTTATGCTGAGGTAACAGAAACACCTACTGTTCCTGATCTGCGTAGACAAGATACAAAAAATAGACAAAACAGTATTGATGATCTGAATGCTTACGATGTACAGCAGTTTCAAATGCAGATTCAACAACATCATGATACGTCTATGTGGTTGTATAAACAAATGATTGCTGCAGGTGTCGCTAAAGAATGTGCTAGAGATGTTCTTCCTCTCTCTTCTAAGACTAAGTTATACATGCATGGTACTTTGAGGTCTTGGTTGACTTACTGTGACCTTAGAACCGCTAATGGGACTCAATTAGAGCATCAAGTTATCGCTGAACAATGTAAAGAGCTTATTTCTTTGTATTTTCCTAAGTGCTTTGCAGCCATGTGGGTGTCCCCTTAGATTTTGGCAAAATTGTCTGAGACCTATGTATACGTAGGGGCCAGTGCTTTCCCCCCGGGTGGGGGTGCTGGTGAAGCCGTAAAACGGCTCACTAGATATGCAATCTAGGCGTAATGACTGGGGTTCTAGGGAACTGCACGGATGCGTGACAGTGACGTGTACGCTATTGAGATTTGTATCGCTGACCATCTGTCGGCCCTTCGATAAGTTATGCTGATAACCATTGGTATGACTGGGATCTGACCACACGATGTGACAGTTTGCTCGACTGTCCACCATGATCAACCTGATTCGACCTGCTACCTTCAGACCTCTCCCACTCTTTTAACGTTAGAGTTATCGATCTCTCCTGATAAGGTGAGAGAGATCTCAAACTTAACTAAGAGTTGAGAGACACCGACAACTGAATACAGCTGAGTCACCGATTGAGCACTGTGCCAACTGACGAACTGACTACCATCTCTCGTAACCTATCCACTGTGGTATACAGTGGTAGAACCTGGACAACTGAATAAGCACTCCGTTACGTGGTGACGACCAACCCAGTGGGTTTCTTGGGTGAGGAGTGGTAGACCTGGCCGAGCCACAGGCGTTGTTTGCTCATGGCTGCAATGAGGTGTACACTCACGTACACAGCGCGATGCTTGCGATCGAATCGCATTCATTGCATAGCTCTTGTAATGCAAGGGCTTTTTTGTTCACTTGTTTAATTCATTCATGTTCATTCGTGTTGCTCCTCGTACATCTGAATGTGTCGAGGTTATGTATGTCAATCCAATCACTGCTGTGGTTGAGGTTGCGTACAACAAAGGTAATGTGTACCGATACACTCACGTATCACGGCGTGCCATTGCCAACCTGTTGTTGAATCCCAACATGTCATTGGGTCTGTGGGTTAATGACAACCTGCTTCCATTCAATTGCAAGACTCGATTGATTGGTGAGTGCACTGTTGTATCTCACTTTGATCAGTTGATGAATCAACAACCAGTTGCTGTTTGAGTCATAGCTCACATGCAGGGTGCGATGCCCTGCTGCAGCCTGACACTTCATGTGTCAACTGTCCACTTACGTATTACACATGACTACACTCTCTCCTGCATTTGTTGCATCCAATGTTCGTTTTGAAAATTGGTATGACAGCAAGGACGAGGACACTCAAGCATTGATTGATGAGATCGCTGAGTCCACATCATTCATCATTGATGAGGCTGAATACGATGCATTCATTGAGATGCTTGATTCACATGTAGGTATCACCACTGCTGAGCAGTTTTGTGATGCATTCTCAGGTGAATGGGAAGGTGTGGGTGACCACATTACTACCAAGTTCACTGAAGATTGGTGTGAGGATGTCTATCCAACGGATGATATTCCTGACATCTATCGCAGTTCGATTGACTTTGAATTGGTGTGGTATCAGTCATTGCGATATGACTATTACGACATGGAGTTCAAAGGTAATACTTACTTCTTCAATCGCAACGTTTGATCGTAGGTTCTAAGCCTTCACCAAGGTGCAAGTCCTTGGCTTTCTTTTGCTACTCAATGAGAGTAGCTACTAACTAACAATGAACTACACACTTCTGTGGTTGTTGTATGCATTTGCTCTCACCATTGAGTATGCATACATAGCAGCCAAACATACCTATACATTAGGGTATGTCATTGGTACATATGCAAGGCGTGTTGATGTACGTGACACCATGCGTGTCATTGGTCAGCACATTGACACTATCAACCATCAATTTGTTTACGCCTAATGATGTGGAATGAATCAACTATCATTCTTGCTATTGTAGGAATGGTAGGTCTATTTGCTACAGCTACTGTATATCAACGCAGTAATCGTATCACCTCTCGCTATTACAAACGTGATCAACATCAATAGGTTCATCATGTGCATGGGTATTGGGGCTGCATTATCTTTTTTATGTGGGCTTAATGCAAGTGCGATTTTGATATTCATTGGCATAGGTATGCTTGCGAGTATCATTTAATGTTCACAATCGACAGGCTTGGAGGTTATCTATTGGCACTACTTGGCAACAGCAAGTTAAATGAATATGAGGTAACATTAATGGATGACGTTGGGAATCTATTCGTTGAATATGTTCTAGCTGATGGCATTGAGACAGCTGCTTTCAATGCGTATGAGCTATCCAGCCAGCGTGATTGTTTACTTAAAGATGTGAGGATGACTGATGAGTGGTAAGTATTACCCAAACAATGTAGATGCTATTAGGCGTGCACCTGATGAGTTCTTCCAGGACTGTACTTGGGAGGAGTTCTATGACTGGCGTATGTGTGCTTGGGAGATACCTGCTTCTGTCTCATGCATCATCCGTGCTGAACATAAGGACACTGGCAAGGTAACTGAGCACGTATATCAACAGCCTAAAGCTGCACAAAAGAGGCTACTTAAGTATATGTCTGAGGGTATGTATGAAGTAACAGTAGCTAATCACGACACTATCCACCTAGTTAAATTGAGCGATGAACCAATTGATGATTGACAACCTGTCCACTGAAGAATACTCATACTTCTTAGCATACGGAGATGTCCCGCTTTACAAACCTACACAATACATTGAGAATGGTTCTCATGCAGTGTTAGCGTTGATACATTCGATACTTCCGAATGAAGCGAGTCACTGTGATGATGAGCGAGAATTGTCACAAGGTATTGAAGATGTATGCTGTGTTGAAGGGTATGACGGTATCGGAGGTGTCCTACAAGATGATGCGTGCACATATACACAAAGAAGCACAAGTGAATGAACAAGTGAGAAGCATTCTCGAATTTCATGGCATTGAAATAGATCCCGATATTAAATAACTTCGATCGAACTTTCCTTTTTGGATTTCTTCTTTGGTTTCAATGACTTATGCCATTACGACATCTGGTTCATCCGACACACACTACACATACACTGTGGTATATTAATAGTAGAGATCAGCTTCCCATCCCGTGGATCCTCTAAAACGTTTCCAAACAGATGACGAAGCTGCATCTCTGCTCAACGCTTGGGAAATGCTACGCCTCACACATCGTGAGGTACCTGCACAAGCTGTCACTGTTCTTCTCTATGTAGCCAGCCACAACCCTTGTCATAAGCAGGCTATCGAGGAAGACACGGGTCTTACAACTGCTTCCTGTTCAAGGATGATCACGTTCTTAACAGGTAGTAAAAGACCTGGCGTTAAGCCTAGTGAAATGTGTCTCATTGAGAAGTACACAGATCCAGGTAACAAACGCAGACACATGTGCAGGTTAACACCCAAAGGAGAGCAACTTGTCCACCTAATCAAATCCACTATTTATGGATAAGGTTAAAACGTGGGGCCAAGCTATGGACTTCACATTCAGCAATAAGCCTGAATGGAAACATGGCAATGGTTCCAAGACTGCACGCATCAACTGCAATCACTTTACTCGATTGCAAGGGTTATCCTTTCCCGTTGATCGTATTCGCCCTGCACTAATGATGCAAGTAGCGAATGAACTATCAGCTGAGGATAAATCAGATGCGACCATTAATCGTGTCATCTCAGCAGTTAGTACAGCTCTTCGGTTCTGTGCTGAACTTGAGTTGTGTGACATGCCACCTCCATTTAAGCGGAGAAAGGAGATGCCAGGGCGTAAGACTTACTTCACTAAGGAGCAAGTTGATCGTATGGCTCTTTTATCCACTGAGGTATTTGGTCGTGAAGATTTAAGAGACATTGTTTTGTTTGCTGCTTACACAGGTATGCGACAAGGCGAGATCTTAAGGATCAGGGCTAAAGACATTGATTGGCACCACCGCCGTATCAAGGTCGGTGGCGCTGAAGGTCAATGGACTAAGTCAGGCGACCTTCGATCAATACCTATTCATGATCGGATTCTGCCCATTCTGCAGACACGTTGTTCACAATCGACGCGCAAAGACGTGCGTTTGTTTGGAGACGAATGGCGTGACCGCTTTCAACTTCTGAAAGGCTTTAAAAAGCTTGTCAGGCTCCTCCCTTTAGATGATGAACTCTATGTATTTCACACCTTACGACACAGTTACGCGACATGGCTCGGTGAAGCTGGAGTCCCTGTCCACGAGATCATGGAACTCTGCGGACACAAACGAGTGGAGACAACGTTACGTTATACAAAGCCTACAGATCCAGCGCTCGAGAGAGCGATGGGCCTTATCTAGTTGATCTAGTGGGTGCGCTGCTACAATGTTTCGGTCGCAAGGACGACGTTTTCTCAGCGAGTCTCATCGCTGGAATCCCCACGCGGATGTGGCGGAATTGGTAGACGCGCTAGTTTCAGGTTCATGTGAGAAATCTGAACACTGACGTATCTATCCAGCATAAATAGCTGGCACGTCAGTCCTACACAAGGATCCACTAACGTATAAATCTATTTACCGGTTCTAGTGAGGAGTCTTATTGCCAACACCTGCCCAAATTGAAGAGCAAGTCAACTTTGAACGAGATGCAATCCGACTTGGACTTGAACGTCTCCGTAAAAACACGAGGGATTTAGAAGAGAAAACCTACGCAAGTGCGACTGTTTATGGTTGCAGTAGCATCTCAACTCTTCTCCCTCTTGTTACTAAACGGATTGAAGATACAAATAAGCGAATTCGAGAGGGAAAGATTGGTGTAGCTTTCAAGGAGATACATCAATACCTTGAGCCAATAGACCCAGGTGCGGCCGCTGCTATCGCACTAAAGGTTACATTTGACAAAGTCTTTAGTTATAAAGACAAGTGCAATCTTCTACTAACTGTATGCGATTCCATTGGGATTGCGGTTGAGCAGGAAGCACAGATGCAGTTCTACGAGAAGAACTGTCCTGGTCTATTGAATACAATTAAAAAGAACTATTGGCATAACACTACTGGTACTCACCAGAAGTTTGTCATTGTTCGTACTCTTATTCAGCGTTATGATGTACCTCAGTGGACACCATGGCATAGACCTAATCGTGTCAAGTTAGGTGGCTGGTTACTTGATTGCATCATGGAGTCAAGTGGTTGGTTCACTAAGGAAATTAAACGTGAAGGTAGGAAAACAGAGAACTTTGTAGTACCAACACCTGAATTCTTGTTGATCAAGGATGAAGTGATGGCAAATGCTGAGTTGTTTTCACCTATTGCGTATCCCATGCTCATCGAGCCCAATGATTGGAGTCACAATCGACAAGGTGGCTACCTGCTCAATGAAGTAATGCGTGGACACGACATGGTTCGACGCGGTGTGGGACGTATACAGGGGGAAACTCCATACCAATTCCTGAACAAGATTCAGAAGGTTGGTTATCAACTCAATCCTTTCATCTATGGAGTTGCTGAGACTCTTATGAAGAAAGGTTACAGAGTTGGTAAGTTTGTTCCTATCGTAGAGATACCTCTACCTAATAAACCTGTTGATATTGCAGAGAACTATGATTCTCGTAAGCAATACAGACGTGATGCTGCCGAGGTATTAAACAAGAACGCAGCGTCATTCAAGAAGTCATGTAGAACACGCATGACAATGGAAGCAGCTAAGTTATTCAAGGATAAGAAAGAGTTCTTCATTCCTTGGTCTTTTGACTATCGCGGAAGAGCTTATCCAATCCCTGCTTTCCTAACACCACAAGATACTGACTTTGGTAAGTCATTACTTAAGTTCAGTGAGGAGTCTTATATGACACCTGATGCTGAAGAATGGCTAGCGTTTCAAGTAGCAACAACCTATGGTCTAGACAAAGCACCTATGCATGAACGTTTGCAATGGGTAGCTGAAAACGATGAGGTGATTTCTGCTGTCGCACTAGATCCTATTGGTAACCTTCCCTTATGGGAAGCAGCTGATGAACCCTGGCAATTCTTAGCAGCTTGTGATGAATACCACCACTGTGTAATTACCTGTGATCGAAACTTTACTTCTCTGCCAGTTGCAACTGATGCCACCTGCAGTGGTTTACAGATACTCGCCGGATTATGCCGAGACGCAAGAACTGCAAGTCTTGTCAATGTCCTGCCAGGAGAGCGACCCGCAGATGCTTATGCCGTCGTCGCCGAGCACGCTAAACCAAACTGCCCTGTAAGTATTCAACCTTACATGGACAGAAAGACCGTTAAGCGTGTGGTCATGACTGTCCCATATAATGCGAAGCCTCACAGCAATCGTGGATATATCCGTGATGCTTTGAGAGAGAAAGGTATTGAGATTGAGAAGGATGATCTGACTGCAACTGTTAAAGCAGTACGTGATTCTATGGATGAGGTCGTACCTGGCCCTATGGCTGCCATGAAATGGATTGAAGTAGAGGTAGCTAAAGCTATTAAGCGAGGTGCTACTAAACTTAAATGGGTAACACCATCAGGCTTTGTCGTTACACAAAAGCTAAACAAGAAATTGTTTGAGCGAGTGTCACTTCAATTACTTGGTCGTGTTGACATCCGTGTTGCCACAGAAGATAGCGACAAGGTAGATCTTTTGCACCACAAAAATGCTACAGCACCTAACCTTATTCATTCATTAGATGCAAGTCTACTCCACCTTTCTGCACTACGCTTCGACGCTCCGATATCCCTCATACATGATTCGGTTCTATGTCGTGCTACTGACATGGCTACTCTTTCACGAATCGTGCGTGAGACTTACATGCACCTGTTTGCCGAACATTCCTACTTGGAAACATGGGGAGAACAGATAGGTGCTGAAACTAAACCACCGATCATTGGAGATCTGACACCAGAATCCGTGATTGAATCAACTTATTTTTTCTGTTAACTATCCACTAACGTATGCCACGTACTATCCATAAGACTGAACAGCCTGTTGTCCTCGAAGGATTCCAAGCTGTACTGAAACCAAGCAAGTTTGGTTATTCACTTGCAACCATTCTTCCCGGCGAGATGATTGATGCCCTTGAGACAGATCGGGCTGAGAATTTGAAGTGGGCTGAATCTAAACTTAAGAACCCTAAGCGTTCAACACTTAAGCCTGAACCATGGGAGGAGGTAGCTGATGGACAATACAAGGTCAAGTTCTCCTATAACGACGAGACCAAGCCACCTATTGTTGACACTGAAGGAACTCCAGTTACAGACGAATCAACACCTTTATACTCTGGCTCAAAAGTCAAGGTCGCGTTCTATCAGAAGCCATACATTCTCAAGGATGGCGTTACTTACGGCACTTCACTTAAACTTGTGGGTGTGCAAGTTGTGTCTGTATCTTCTTCTGCGGGAACCGATGCAGGGGACCTCAGCAGCGAAGAGGTCGCGGAACTTTTCGGAAACACGAAAGGATATAAAGCCTCTGAACCGAACGTAGTTCCCAATACAGAAGAGGACGTTGATTTCTAATGGCATTCCGATCAGGACTCGAAGAACGAGTTGCTGATCTTATGGTTGAATTAGGAGTGAAGTATGAGTATGAATCTACCAAGGTCCCTTATCAAATTCAACATAACTACACTCCTGATTTTGTTCTCCCTAATGGTATTTATCTTGAGTGCAAAGGGTACTGGGAGGCGGAGGATCGTCGTAAGATTAAAGCCGTCAAACAGCAGCATCCAGAGATTGATCTAAGGATGGTGTTCCAATCACCCTTTAATAAGATTAGCAAGAAATCTAAAACTACATACGCACAATGGTGCGAAAAGCACAACATACCTTGGACGAGTTTTGCAAACATACCACTCAACTGGTTCGTCTGAGTTTGTTAGACATGAAGCATGTCCACAGTGTGGCTCGTCTGATGGCAACTCTGTCTATTCAGATGGTCACACTTATTGCTTCGTATGTCATACATATACAAATGGAGACGGACAACCAACCGTTGTTCACAATAGACAAACTCGAATGAGTTACGAAGGATCAGCTCAAAGGCTGCATAAACGCAATATCACTGAGAAAACCTGTGAAAGGTTCAAAATCTACAGGGATGGCGACTTACTTAGATTCTATTATCACAACTCTGATGGGCAACCTATCGGCGCGAAGATTCGCACAACTAATAAGATCTTCTCCTACGAAGGCGAATCGAACGGATCTTTCTTTGGGCAACACCTATGGAAAGGTCACGGTAAGCAAATTATCATTACTGAAGGAGAGCTTGATGCTGCTTCGTATGCAGAAATGTATCCGACCTGGGATGTCGTATCCCTACCAACAGGAGCAGCTAGTGCGAAGAAGTCTGTTCAAAAAAATTATGAGTTTCTTCAAGGCTATGATTCGATCATTCTTTGGTTTGATAATGACTCTGCTGGGCAGGAAGCTGCGAAAGCCGCGGCCAGCGTCTTACCGCCGGGGAAGGTATTCATAGCCCGTCTAGAGGATTACAAAGACATCTCAGACGCATTGCAGGCGAACGATCGTGCTGCAATTGATAAAGCTTTCTGGGCTAAGAAAGCATATCGACCTGATGGGATTGTCGATGGTAAATCTCTACTTGAATTAGTTACTACACCAAATCCCCCTAACGATCATGATTACCCGTTTTCAGGACTACAGCACAAACTACACGGTATCCGATACGGAGAACTTACGACAATCACTGCAGGCTCTGGCATTGGCAAGTCAAGCTTCTGTCGGGAGCTTGCATGTTCTCTTCTGCAGAGCGGAGAACGGGTCGGTTACTTGGCTCTTGAGGAGTCCAATCGACGAACAGCCTTAGGGCTGATGTCATGTGCAGTATCTAAACCATTGCACTTAGGTGAGCCAAGTCATGAAGAACTTACGGAAGCATTCGATGCTTCGATGGCTAATTGGGATCTTTATTTGTTTGATGGGTTCGGCTCCTACGATCCTGATGTTATTTATAATCGGATTGAGTACCTGGCATCAGGTCTCGACTGTAAAATCGTTTTCTTGGATCACCTCTCCATCCTCCTTAGTGGACTCGATGGAGACGAACGAAGAATGATTGACGCAACCATGACTAGACTTAGGTCATTGGTTGAACGTACAGGTATTTCTTTATTTTTAGTATCACATTTACGACGATCTACTGGTGACAAAAACCATGAAGAAGGTGCACGAGTTACGCTCGGCCAACTGCGCGGATCTGCTGCAATCGCTCAACTCAGCGATTCGGTCATTGGACTGGAAAGAGATCAACAATCCGACCAAGTTCGAGGTACTACGACAGTTAGAGTTCTTAAAAATCGCTATTCAGGGGAAACTGGAGTAGCCTGTACACTTACGTATAATTTAGATACTTGCAAATTCGATGAAACAGAACCAGAAAATGAATTCGACCCAACAACAGATTTTTAATCCAGGTCCTGAGATCACCTATGGAGAACAAGTGGAGCTACTAAAACCCAAACCTCCTACACCAGAGATGATTAAGAAAGCACAATTTGTTGACAAGACCTATGTATGGAAACAGAAGTGAGTCTTGTATTTGATTTAGAAACTGACGGGTTTTTATCTGATGCTACTACCATCCATTGTCTGGCTATCCATGACCTCACCACTAAGGAAACCATTACGTACAACGATAAAGGTAATCAAGAACCTATCGTACGTGGGATACAACGACTGGAAGATGCAAATTGCATTATTGGTCACAATATCATTGGCTTTGACTGTCCTGTTATACGGAAACTCTATCCTTGGTGGGGTAATCCTGGTGTCATGGTTGACACTTTACTCCTTAGTAGGTTGTATCATGCCGATATGATTCGACTAGACAAGAAGCATAATTGGAAAAATATGCCATTGCAATTATATGGCAGACACTCACTTGAATCTTACGGGTACAGACTAGGTGAATTTAAAGGTTCATTTGGCAAAACTTCTGATTGGAAGGAATGGTCTCAAGAAATGGAAGACTATTGCATACAAGATGTACACGTTACCACCAAACTATGGAAGCACTTCCAACCATACCTGAATGGGTCTCGTTAGAGCATCAGGTAGCACAAATACTCACACAGCAAGAATTACATGGATGGCAATTTGACGAAGATGCTGCATGGAAACTTACATCTACTCTCAACTCCGAGCTTAGAGAGATTGAAGAAGCACTTCGCAGGAGACACCCTTTCGTCGCAGGAGCAGAATTCACTCCTCGCAGAAATAACAGCACAAAAGGATATGAAAAGGGTGCATCCTTTACTCGACTAACTGAATTAAATCCGACCTCTCGCGATCATATTTCATGGATATTGCAAACGCACTATGGCTGGAAGCCGACCCAGATGACAGCTACTGGGAAGCCTATCGT